TCCAGATCATCCTCTGAATACAATTGGTTTCAGAATATCAAATCCTCCAAAAATAGAAGAAATATGTTTAGATGAAATCTGTCATTTCAAAGATGTAGAAGTAGACTGGAATAAATGTGTAGAAGTAAAAGATGGACAGCCTCTATTCATGCCTGGGCTTGTACTGAAGCAATGGGCAGAAAAAGGATATAGAGGTTGCATACCAGCAGAAATTACTGTTGTTCAATGGGTCAAATTTGGTGGTGGAAAACAGCAGATGTCTTTGGAAGATATAGCTAAGCAAATTGGAGCACCTAAATCTGTAGACATTAAAGAAGAAATTATAGAAAAAGATGATGATATAGAAATAAAGAGAACATTTCCAACTCTGATGGGAAATGCTGCATTTACAGAACACAATAATAGAATATTAGATATACTAAAACAGACATCTGGAATAGTTGACATTGGAATTTCTCGTGTAGTTGGTATTGGAGATATATTGCTATGTGAGCCGATAGTAAAGAAATTAAGACAAAAATATGAAGGATGCAAAATTACTTTCTATACAGCTAAACCTGAAATAGTAGAATATTTTGCTCATAAGCCCGATGAAATAGTAAAAATAGATGACAAATTAATATTAGAAGATCATTTAAACAATACTAATCATCAGTTAAAAATCTCTCTCGATCTATCATATGAGAGCTCAAAAAATAAATTATTCATTGATTCCTATGCTAGAACAGCAGATATAACGTTTAATAATCCAAAAGATAAATATGCTGAACTAGATAATAGTAATCATCTATATGAAGATTTTTCTCATTTAAAACCCTATGTTGTGGTAGTAGCAGATGGTAGCGGGTGGGGAGGAAAAACTTTAGGACAAGCTAAATATAAATCTATAATAGAATATTTACAAAAAAAAGGTCATAAAGTAATAGAGCCTGGTCTATCTGATTTTTCTGAATTGACAGACAGCAAGTATCATAAAGTCGATTTAAAAACACTATTATCTCTAATTAAACATAGCGAATTTTTCTTAGGTGGAGATAATGGTCCAATTCATATAGCAAGATCATTTAATATTCCCTCTATCGCTATCAATGGAGCAGCTTCTACTTATTTAAGCAATGCTAACAGAGAATATATATACTATATACAGAATAATGCTCTAGAATGCATTTCATGCAAACATTCACAATTTTTTAACTTGTTAGACAATGGTGGATTAACTTTTATTCCAAAATGCGTAAACACTAGTCAATTTATATGCATGTCTAGCATCGAACCAGAGCATGTTATAGCAGCTATTGATAAATTCTTAGAAAAACCTAAGCTAATGATAGATAATAGCAAAAAATCTAAATTCTATTTTAATATTCCAGGAAGTCAATACTATGTAAATGAGGAATTAGATTTCATACAGAAAAATGATTACAATATACATATAGATCAAGAGAAGAATATATCTGATGAATATAGTTTTAGATGGCAAGAAGTTTTTAATAATCATTCTAAACCCAATGTTTTGAAAGCTAAGCAGTACAAAAATTCAGGTTCTTTTATAGATATTGGAGCTAACTGCGGACTGGTTGTAAAAGCTGCTATAGAAGAAGGCTATGATGCTGTAGGAGTAGATATAAATAAGCCCAGCATAGATAAAGGATTAGAATTATTCCCAGAATTAAAAAACAAGCTTCTATATGGTAGTTTTGAACTATTTACTGATAAAAAATTTGATATTCTATTTTCTGATCAAGTAATAGAGCATACAAATCCTTTAGAATTCTTAAATAATTGTAAAAATTTGATGCATGAAAATTCACTATTATTTATAGGATGTCCAAATTTTAGATGCATAGAAGCACAAGAACATATGCAGAGATGGCAAACCATAGGTAAGGGAGAGCACGTATGGCTACCAACTCCTAAAGCTATAGAATATTTGTTAAATTTAGTAAATTTAGAATATGAATATTTACAAGATATCGATAAGGGATTTTTTATAAAATGTAAACTAAAATAATGCATTTTGCATTTTCTCAAATATATTTATTATTGGATAAGAAATAATAGTAGTTTACAAAGACTTACAGTGAAAATAGCTTTGCTATTATTTCTTATCCACACTGTAAGTCTTTTTATTTGAGAATGTATAATGCTATTATGCTATATTTGTGGTATTAATGAATTAGGCAATAGAAATAAATCTGGAATATGTCAAGAATGCATAGAATATATCAAATATAAATGTGCTGCGACAAATTGCTTGAACGAAGTTACTGGGCTGAATAGAAAATGTCATAAATGTAAAAATTCAGGAAAGTTGAAAGGGAGAAAAGCATCTGAAGAAACTAAAGCTAAAATATCTAAAACTAGAATAGAAAAAGGTTTAGCAAAGGGTGAAAATAATCCCATGTATGGTAGAAAACATTCTATCGAATCATGTAATAAAATATCTGAAACACGAATAGAAAGGCTTGAACAAGGATCTATAATAACATGGAATAAAGGCTTAACTAAAGAAACTGATGAAAGAATAAAAAAATCAACTGTTAGTATGTCAGAAAATCATGCAGATGTTTCTGGAAGCAAAAATCCCATGTATGGTAAATCACTTAAAGATATATGGATAGAAAAACATGGTCTTGAAAAAGCAGAAGAAATGTGGATTGCAAGAAATAAAAATAGAAATGAAAAATGTCTTAAATATAGAATAAGTAAACCTGAAATAAAAATAGCTAAGATTTTAGATAGTTTAAATATAGAGTATAAGAGTCAGTTTTATTTAAATAAATCTTATTTTGATTTTTATATTCCAGAATATAACATGTTAATAGAAGTTGATGGTAACTATTATCACTGTAATCCTAGAATATATGTTAATGGACCTGTAAATGAATGGCAAAAGGGAAAGATTGATAATGATAATAGAAAAAATAGAATAGCTGAAGATAATGGTTATAGACTAATTCGCATCTGGGAAGACGAAATAGATATAGTTTGGCGTATAATTTGCTAATCTATTGTATTAAAATTTAATTGAGATGCTGGAAATGAATAAAGATATAGCTACTATACAAAAATTTTTAAAACATTTGGGTTTCACATATAATTCAAAATTAGACACTTGGGACAACTATAAAGAAAAGCTGAGATTGACATGTGAATTTTGTTATAGAGATGCTATACATTTTCCTGACACTCACAAATATACAGAAGATAACATAAAATATATCTTTGAATGTTTGCACAATTGCAAAGATAAAAATAATGGAATAAGTACAATTAATGACATATGTACATGCGACATGCAAACTCTGATATTGCAGGGTTGTATATGCAAAAAAGAATTTGAAATGACTTTTGTATAATAGATAGATGATTCATATAAACTATGAAAATAAAATCTATAATATAGATATATCAGAAATAGTGTATTATAGATTGAAAGAGAAAATAAAATATGCTATCATGCATGACAAGCATGAAACATTTGGCAATTATAATTTTCTAGTTGATAAAAAGCTGAAATTTTCTATGCAGCAAATAGATGACAAAACATACAACATAAAATTTAGTCACAGAATATCTGTTACATATAGAATATTACATTTTTTGATGCTAGATTGGTTGTTATACTAATATGATTTTTCATTCTCATACAATTTTAGACTCAGAAAAAGATAATAACTACTATGAACTATTCATAGATTCACTATCTGCTAGCAGCTACATTCATATAAACAAGATTCAATTTAACAAAATGCTAAAAGAAATAGAAAATTGTAATAAAAAGAGAAAATTTTGAAAAGATGGAAACAAAGAAAAATTCTAAATGATTTCTTTCATGATGTAAAGATATTCATGTATCAGAATTCTCTGACTTCAAGAGAGATAAAACTGTTAGCAGAATTGAAAGATCAAGATAATAAAATTTTAGAACTATCTACTGTATTACTCAGAATTAAACATGTCAATCACGGCATGTTGCATGAAATAGATGAATTAGTTGATGGAGTGTTATAAAATTCAAACTTTAGGTGGAATAATTGATCAGCTTTGCATATTAGAGCAAAGAATTAAAGTAAACAGAGAAACAGCAAGATCTGAAGAAGAATTAGAAGTAATAGACAGACTTCTAGAACAGAGAGGCTGGTTAATAAAAGAATTATCATCTATACTTGTCAGTATAATTAATTGGGATAGACCAGCTACGTATAAAAAATATAAGAATTACGATAAAACAGTACATGCAGAACAAGATGATTATTTTCTAGATTTGATAGCAGATTTGAATACTTACACGAAGAAGCTGTGGTCGCTTGAGGATGCTAGAAGAAATAAAGAATTATCTGATAAAGAAAGATTAGAAGCAGCTGATGAAGTAGCAGTTTATAATAAGAAGCGTAATTTGACGATTGACAAGCTTGACGAAGTGCTCGATAATGCTTTAAAAGTTTCGATGCTATATTAAATTAAGAGGTGCGTTATGAATGAAAGTAAATTACCAGAAGATATTCAGAGATATCTTAAAAATAGTGGCTATGAAATAAGATCAGTAAAAAATTATTCTGAGTGGTATATAGAAAATGGCATGAGAAGTGTGATGAGGAATAACTTTAAATTTGAAAGATTTGCTAATAAAATTGCTACTAATAATATAGAATGTGTCTGTGATATAGATACTTTGACATTAAAAGGGTGTATTTGTAGAAAGGAATTGATCTAATGCGAGCAGGTGGAGATGATAGAGCTCAGAGATACTGTGACATATTTTCTTCTATGAAAGAGGGAGACATAAATTGCAGTATAGTTTATCCAGGTACACTAGCAGCTTTCCACATGCATTATGCTCAAGATGATTATCAAATTGTGCTCAAAGGTTCTCTAAAAATTGGAATTTGTAATGTTCCAAATTATAGTCAAGCAGTTTATGATTTATATAGAGAGAGATATGATAATAAAACTCTTGATGATTTCATTAAAAAAACATCTGATTATTCAAAAATTCAACGACTAAAATTAGTTAATCAGTGGTTTGATTTTATGAATTCAGATTATTTTAAACAGAATAAAGATTTATATTCTGATTTTATAAATGGACCAGTATGTAAATGGTTTTATTTGTCTGATAGGAACACTAATAACGGCCCTGTAATAGTGAGAAGAGGATTACAACATGGCTCTTTTAATTTTACAAATGAAGAAGCTATTTTACTCTACTTTATAAATAACAAATATAACGGATCTGATGAATATAGAGCTTCTGTCGATATAATGGGTTGGGATTGGAAGAGGGAAACTAAGTAATGAGTTTAGTAAAGAGAGTCTTAATTTCTGGCAGCGATGGGCAATTATGCTCTGATCTCTATAGTAATCTAAAACTGCATGGAGATAAATTTTTAACTATAGCTAGAAATAGAGAAGAATTAGATGTTACTGATCCTAAACTTATAGAGCACTATTTTGAAGATTTACGTCCTGACATCGTAATTAACGGAGCATCATGTCATAATGTTGAACAAATTGAAAATAATCCATCTTTAGCTTGCGAGGTCAATATAGTTGCTGTAAAAAATATGGCTCAGTTGGCAAATAAATACGATAGTCTGCTCATTAATTTTAGTACTGACTATGTGCTTGGCTCGGATTCATCTCAAGCTCTAACATCTGAAGGATTCACAGAATTTGCAAAAGTAGATCCTCTGAATTTCTATGGAGTAACAAAAGCTGCTGGAGAAATGACTCTGAAAGCTATATGCAATAAATATTTTAATATAAGAGTATCATCTCTATTTGGCAAGAAAGGTAGTTCAGCTAAAAATTGGAGCAATTTTCCATATATGATCATGAACAAATATAATGGAAAAGATGTAACAAAAGTAGTGTCATACCAGATTATCTCCATAGCATATACTAAAGACATTAGTGAAGTTTTAGTAGATATGCTAATTCATGATGTACAAGAATATGGGACATGGAATATAGTTAACAGAGGAGTTCTGAGCTGGTATAAGTTTGCCAAATATATTTACGAATTGATGGGTTGGGATGTTAATTTATTAGAAGCAGTAAAAGCTTCAGAGTTTTACTCCAATGTCAAGAGACCAAATTTTTCAGCTTTAGATTGCTATAGATTGAGAAAATGCAAAGAGCTAAAACAGATGCCAGATTGGAAAGATGCAGTTAAGAGATTCTTACAAGAAATTGAGAAAATTAAATGAGATGTGCTAATAAAACAGTAGATCATTCTAAATATTTTGAAATTGATGAAAATTATAAAGAATATGATTTATGCTATGCTTGTATAGAAGATATTAAATTTTATTTAGAATTATGTTTCACTTACAGGACCCAAAAAGTTGCTCTTGATAGAGTAAAAGTAGATATTCATGAAAATATTGATAATATAATTCTATTTAAAGAAACAGTAGATGAAGCTTCTTTAACAAAATCAGATAAATTGTTCAATAATGATATTACAACTATGAAAATTAATGAACATTATGATTACATTCTAAAAAATAGACTATATGATTTAGAAAATCTTCATGAATCTATTTGTTGCAATGTAGCAAAAAGCATAGTAGCAGAATACAAATTAGGACCAATAACTGCAGAAAACATGCAATCAATAATTAAAAAGTGCACATGCAACATTGATACATTGATATTGCAGGGATGTACTTGTGGATCATACAGAAGGAATGAACTATGAACAAAAAGAGAGAAAACAAGAAGATTTCAGCTTATCTAAAAGGTAAATCAATAAAAAATATTGGCTTATCAGTAAGCATCAATCCTTATCATACTAAAAATAAATGGCATAGCAAGAAATTTTGGTACCTTGGATGGTGTGAACTTGGATTTGATGAAATGAGTGATGAACAAGTAATGGAAAAATATGCTAAAAAACAGAAGAAAGAATTCATAGGAGATAGACTATAGTTATGACAGTAAAAGAAGCTCTCAAAATGAAGAAATACATAAAAACAAATATAAAAATGGAGATACAATTGTTTTTACAGATTCAAGACAGCAAATAGAAGAAATGATCAGAGATAGAATGGATGGTTATCAGATTAAAGAATTTAGATATTCTGAATATGACGAAAAGTATAATGAAAAAGAACTTTTAGGATTTAATACTAAACAAAAACCTTATTCAGCTGTTTTAGACGATTTCAATAAATATGCTTATAATTTCTTAAATAGGTTACAACAAGGAAAAGAGAAATTCAAGTTTGATTTGCGTGAAATAACATTAGAAGAATTTAATGCTATAAAACCTTTAGAGAAAGGCAAGACATATAATCCTGAGAATAAATACCCTATAGGTAAAGCTACTCCCGAAAAACAATTAGAAGGAGCATTCTTATCTAGATTTTTAGGAAATAATATCAGACCAATGTTGTTTTATTTGAATTCTAATTCTGAACTTGATCTGAAAAAACTTACTAAAATGGCAAAACAAGATAAAGATGTTGAAATTAACTTAACAGTTAGTTCAGCATATCTGAAAGATTGGCATAAAATATATTCTGAAATGTCAGAAAAATTGATAAATAATGAGCTGAAGTTCAATCATTTAAAAGAACTAGAAAAACTATATAAAAGCAAGGAGCTATTATGACAGTATCAAAAGCAAGAGCAATTAAATCTTATAAAGATCAATCAGATACATTACTGAGTCAATTTCTCAGAAAAGAAATATCAAAAGAAGAATTACAGTTCAAACAAAATAATGGTACATATGAAATGCCAGCACCGAAAAATTTTGTTGGACAGATAACAACTTTAAGAGATAAATGCCAAGAAGTTAATTTCAAACCTCTATATTTCTATCTTAAATATGAAACAAGCAAAACAGAACCTAATGAAATACCAGAAATAACTGTAACACTTGAATCAATTATATTAGATGATTTCTTTGAATTTACAGAATGTATTTGTAGTGTAGATAATTTAACTAGATATGGATGTGGGTGCTATTCAGATAGAATGAAAGAGCTGAAAAATGACTGAGCAATCTGAAATTGAAATATTAGCGCTGTAAAGAATTAAGCAACAGAAATTTTAAAAGAGATTGGAACAGAATGCTCTATGTAAACAACGATATAGAGATGTCTGTTACTTTTCCATCCATAGAAGATGCTCCAATAGAAATATTTAATGAATACTTAGAAAGAGCTGATAAAAACATAGTCTAGCTATATAATAGAAGAATTTGCAGTTACTCAACCCATGAAAAAACCAACTGATACATTTTTTCATTTTGAATCTGATTATAGCAGAAAATGTTTATGCGACATGAATACATTAATGCTACAAGGCTGTCAATGCAAACAAAACAGGAGAAATTAAAATGGCCTCAGTGAGAATCAGCAATAGATTAGAAGATGCTCTAAATGTATTGTCAGAAGAATCATCAGACATTTTAGACATGATAGATTTGAGAAGATCTGAAGGCTCGGTCAAGTATTACAGAAGTAAACTTAAAATAGTAAAAGAAGAATTAGAGAACATGTTGACAATGTTAGAATGGGGATTTGAAGATGCTGAACATGTTTATCATGGCTATAAAGACAAAGATTCAGATCTTGATTCTGAAGATGAAGAATCAGATGATGAAGACGACGATAGTGGAGGTTGATGAATAGTAACATCAAACAGATAGAGCAGAAAGATTGCACTACATCTGTAATCTCTGGCGGCGCGGGAAATGTTGGAAGTTATATAGTAGAGTTATTAGCTAAATACTACAAAGGTTCTAATATTGTCGTAATTGATAATATGTATAATGGCAATCTGTCTAATCTAGACAGGGCCTATGAATATGCTTCTGAAAATGATAATAGAATACATTTTTATAGAGATGATATAACGAATTATAGAAAGATGGATTTCATATTTGATGTTTTCAGACCAAATTATGTATTTCATCAAGCGTCGCTTTTAACTCTTGATAGTAGATCAGCAAGATACGAAGCAATAGAATGTGGCGTAATGGGTTCTGTCAACATGTTTGAGTTGTCTTTGAGATATGGAGTAGAGAAAGTAATATTTGCTTCATCTGCTTCTGTGTATGGAAATTCAGATTATTTTCCTACAGATGAAAGACATCATTTCAGAAATAATTCATTGCTATATGGAGCTAATAAAATATCTGTAGAGCATATAGCAAAATCATATTCAGATAATGATGGACTAAAGTTTATATCTTTTAGACCTTTTAATATAACTAGTCCAAGACAGTCAGATAAAAATATCTATGTGCAGATTGTACCTAAATTTATAAATGCATTCATTGATGGAAAAGATATAACTATCTATGGAAATGGACAGCAGACACTAGATATTATACATGCTGAAGATGTAGCTAGATATAACATTTTAGCTGCACAATCAGGTATTTGTAAGAAGAATCCAGACTATTTTGAGGGCTTTATAAATGCTTGTTCTGGTAAAGAAACATCTGTATTACAATTAACAGAAATAATAGAGCAGTTGCTTACAAGCAAAGGAATTGACTGCACTAGAAGCAAAATTATATATGAAGAACATGATCCAAATTTGGTAAAAAGAAGACTTGGTGATACATCATTATTGCATAGTTTTTTTGGAAAACAAGAGAAAACTGTAATAGAAATAATTGATGAATGTGTTGATAGTATCTTATTGAAAAGAGGATTGAAATGACATTAGAAGAGTATGTTAATAAACATTTTCAAAGTGAATCTAAATCATTTGTAAAAGGATTTATATATTCTGTAATTAATCAGTATGCTGCCATATATTATAGTCAGCATGTAATGCCAGAATATAAAATTCATAGCTGTGATTGTTTTGAATGTCAATCAAATATAAACATATGGAAAATTACTTCTGAAGATAATATGATGAATGATATAATGTTAAATGTTTGTATAGATGATTTTATCGGAGTACCTATGATAGAAAGAAGATTAAAAACTAACATAGAAACTTCTCAAGATATAGCAAAATTCAAAAAAAGTAATTATGATAAAAATAATCTCAATGAAATTCAAAAAATTTTTGCTCCATTGTTTGTAATTTCTCCATCTGAAGATGCAATGCACTTGTATAAAAATGGTAAAAATAAATCTGCAAAACTGATAGAAGAATGTGACGCTATAGTAAGGTCTGATAGAATGCATAAATTACATATAAAAATACCCTTAATTAATAGATGCACTTGTGACATAGACACTTTAATATTAAAAGGTTGCCAATGCAAAAATCAAATTTAGTATCAGAAAAGATAATATCTATCATACCAATAAAAACAGAAGAAGAAATTTCGAAATTGAAATACAGATTAATATTTTTGTATGATAATGAATTAGAAAGTTTTGTATATAGAGAACAAAAATGAGATATAGAGAAAAAATTGTCGATCTAAAGAGTTTATTATTCAGCATACAGAATGCAAAATTCAGCAATAAAACTGTCATATTTACTAATGGAATCTGGGATCTGATCCACGCAGGGCATACTGACCTATTAAATTTCTGCAAAAATATAAATGCTAACAATATAGTTATAGTAGGAATAAATTCAGATAAATCTACTAAACAGAATAAAGAACCAGACAGACCAATAAACAATTTAGAAAACAGAAGTAAAGTACTATCTGCTATATCATTTGTTGATTATATAGTAGCATTCAATGATAAATCTGTGTTAAATTTAGTTAAATCTGTCAAACCAGATGTTCTTGTAAAGGGTTCAGAATATTCTGTAAAGAAAATAATAGGCTCAGACTATGTTAAATCATATGGTGGAAAAGTATTACAATTTACAATGATTGAAGGAGTTTCAACAACTAACATAATAGAAAAGATCAATGGATGACAAAATTGCTTTAGATAGATCTATTGTAGAAAAAACAATAGATAATTTGTGTACAGCATCTTTGGTATTTGAAAGTTTAAAAAATAGCAAAAAGAGATTAAACAAGTCATACACAGAACTACAAATAACTTCTATAATTGAATCGCTGAACAAAAATTTTAAGTTATTAGAAGAGAGCTTGCATCAATGAAATTAGATATTACAGATATTCTACAGCTCTACTATAAAGACACAGAATTAACTAGTACTTCTGATAAAAATGACATCTATTCTAGTATAGAATCTATTTTTGATGCAGCTAGTTTGAATAGTTGGGACATTACTTATTGTTTGAATGCTGAGTTTGATAATGATCAAATATCAAAAATAATAATATATGCTATGAATAAGACTACATATAATATAATGTTAGAAGACTATTATGAGTATGCTATATTTGATGAAGATGATGCTCTAGATTTTGAAAAAGATGAAGATTATGTAGAAGTAGTTAAAATGTTTGATGATATGAAATGTAGCTGTGATTTGAATATTCTAATGTCTATTGGATGTCAATGCAGAGCAAAATTAATATAGAAGATTATGAAAATAAGCTATTAGATGAATATAATAACAAACCAGAAAAATGGATAAGTCTAATAGAGCAGTCATTTTTAAGGGGTTTCAATAAATCATTATATCATAAAATTGCAATAAAGAGAATATTAGATAATTTTAGTGTTCTGAATAAATCTGATTATGCTGATGAATATTTCAAATCTTTAGCATTGTCAATATGGGTTAGAATGTATAGAAGTTTTTGTCATAACTTGTTTAACATACGGATATGTACTAATACGAATAGAACGATTCCAATATATTATAAAAATAGCTGTAGCTGCAGTATAAGAGATTTAAGTTTGAATGGTTGTAAATGTAACAAGGTCTCAATAATAGATAGAGAGATTTCTATTCAGACTAGAAAGTTAAGACAGAGATGGATATCTAAAGATGATGTTAGTAAAAATTTCAAATCATATAATAGATTAGATGCAGAAGTTGAATTTTCTACTATAATCGCTGAAAATTCATTTTATGATATAGAATCTTCTTGCATAGATAGAATTATAGCTTGCTCATATAAATTACATGTCAATTCAATCGACAACATAGATCATTTGTATAGTAAGTGGTCAGAAAATAAAAGTTTAGATACTATAAATCTATTATGTTCACATAAAGTATTGGCTTCTATAGAGCAAAGAAAAAGTTTTAGACCAGATAAATACTCTAATTATAATAGTATTCAAAGATATGGAGCTATATCATTAAATCATAGAAAATGCAACATATATTCTTATACTGGTGTTACAGACATACTTAAAAATAAACTTTTATTTATTCATACTGGAAAGCACTACTTAGATAAAGATTTTACTCTTTGCATGCAAAATCCTACGATAGTATATGCAGAAAAAGAAATAGAAGATACTAATATTTGTTTAGATAGATGGATAATGTCTCATTTAAATTATAATATTAGAAATGCAGATAATTTCTTGACAATAGAGTTAAATAAATGAATAAAATAGTGATTTTACATATGGCAGGCTATGGAGATTTTCTATCTTTCTTGACTAGATGTAAATCTATAAAAGAAAAACATTCAGATCATGAGATAGTTTTCTATTTTGGCGGCTGGGGTAAAAGTCCTATTTTATGTAAAGAACAAGCTACAAGAGAAGGATATAAATCTTCTGTAATAAAAAATTTCACAAATCATTCACAAGTAGAATATTTCAAAGAATGGTTGAAAAAATCTATATTGAAAGATGGCGACATGCTCATTGATGCATGTTTCTGTGCTGAAATTTTTAACAATGAAACTCCCTCTTTCATTTCAAATTATGATATGGAAGATTTCTATAAATATAAAACTGAATATTACCCTCATATAAGACTAAGAAAATATTTGGATGAACCAAATAGATGTAAAAATTTAAAATTACGATTAAAATATAAATATGTCATTATTAATCCTATCACATCTAGTGGTTCTCCTGAGGGATTTGATGTTGATTTACAGCAGGGTAGATTTTTATCAAAAGAAAAATGGGTTTCTATTTGTAGAAAGTTATATGAAAATGAATTTACTCCAATGCTAGTAGGAATAAACGATGAAGATTATGGATTAAAAGAAGCATTGAATAAAGAAGTAGAATATTTTGATGCTATGGGATTGTCTGTAGAAGAAACTATAGCACTAATTCAAGAATACGCTCAAGGATGTATAGCAACCAATAGTTGGCTGTGGGAAGTTGCAGCAAGAAATAGAATACCAACTGTATGCATCTATACAAAAAACACGTTTTTCTTGCCAGTGCACTTGCCACAGAGAAGTTCAGAAATTTACAATAATTTATATGTAGAAACTAATGTAAATGCAGAAGTTCAAGATGTGTTTGACAAGTTTATGTATTTGTATGAACATCATAAAAAGCCAGATGTAAAATATAGTATTTGCAACATTGCAAGAAGTGACAAAGAAACTATTAAAAGAACTTTAGATAATATAGAGCTATATATAAATAATGAATTTGTATCTGTAATAGATAGCAAATCTTCTGACGGAACTAAAAATATTCTATATAGCTTTCAAAATAAAGTTGGAGTAGATAAAGTAAAAGTTATAGAAAGAGAGTGGAAAGATAACTTTGAAATACAAAAAAATGCATCTTTAGAGAATGCTAAAAATAATTATATTCTATTTATAGATTCAGATGAAACATATGAACATCATTTTCTAAATCAGATAAACTGGTGCATATGGGAGATGCAAAATAAAAATATAGATTGTATTTCTATTCCAAGAAAGAATATTTTAGATGGACTATCTGATCAGGAATTATTAGAATTTTGTCAATCTAGAGGGTGGAATATGTCTGGATTTAAATGGATAAATTATGAACATGACGCTCAAAAAAGATTATTTAATAAAAACGTATGTCAGTTTCGTGGTGAAACGCATGAGCAAGTTATTGGAGCTAAAAAAGAATTTATATTGATCGGCAATCATATAATCCATAGAAAATCAATAGATAAACAGAAAAGAGATTTGCAAAGAGAAGAGCTTCAATATGAATTAACAGCTAAAAAAGTTAAAGAAAGGATTTATAAAGATGAATGAAATTGATTTTCAAAGAGAATTAACGCAACTTATAAATAAATATTCCATAGAAAACTATAGTAATACTCCTGATTTTATATTAGCCGAATATTTAATAAATTGTTTAGAAGCATACAACAATGCTGTTAATAAAAGAGAAAAATGGTATGGTAGAGAAAACAAAACTCGAGAGATAACATGAAATATGACAATATCAGATTAAAAGATAATATACTATTTTTTGAAAGCTATATATCTCCAAAAAACAGTAATAAATTCAAGTTAAATGATAGAATAAAAGTTAAAATTGGATATGGACAAGAAATAGAGATGATAGGAAATATATCTTTTGTATATAGCAAAATGTATGAAATAGATTTTGGTGAAAATGACTATGTCAGATTTCACAAGTAAGCTATAGATATTGATTGGATAGACAAAAATGCTGAATTAATTGGAGAAATATAAAATGAACAAAAATAAACAGAAAAAGCAAGTCACTGAAGATTTTATGAATATTAGAGATCATATAATTAGCTATGAACATTGTATAAGAGATATGAATTGTTCAGCAGAACAAATAGAGCAATTTTATAATGAAGTATATGCTATAAGAGAAAGATTGAATTTGATAGAAAGTATTCTGACAGTCAAGAGCCATGAATTAGAATTAGGACTTGACAAGTAATTATGAATTATGATCTATTACATAAAGATGGCTGGTATTCTATAGAAAAAGATGATAAAAACATAAGAATACATTATTATGAATGTATCAATGGAGAGGTTGTTAAATCTTTACTTTCAAATGTATCAGATATTTACAGAAAAGGTTACAGAATAGTAGCAAATAATCAAGTTTTCACTGATATTCATCAATTTCTAAAATTTACAGACAATCTATGAACATTCCAACTCCACAGCAATTAAAAGAAACAGAACACAAAATATCTAAAAATTATGCTGAACAGCTAATAAAGAATGTTTTGTTTTCTATCGAGTATGAATTTAATAGTCTTAACAGAAGAATATCATCTAATGGTGGATAAATAGATTTACCGTGTTTTAATAGGATAGATCATGCATTGCCACATATAAATGAAGAATTGCAGAAATTTGGCTGGGTTGCTTCTGTTAAAAGATATGAAGATGTTTATTTTAAAGAAACAAGTAAAGATGAGAGAAATTGGTATAGATATAAATTAGAAATTAAACCTTTGCAAGAGACAATAGAAAAACCAGAGGCTCCAAATATCAGAATGATAAAAGAAGGATCTGATGAAGTTAGATATGCTCAATGACAGCAATATTTAACACAAGATTTGGCAAAATAAAAGTTTATTATATAGATGGTTTGATTCTAAAAATAGAGTTATTAGACTTCAAACAATCTGATGTTAAATTTAGTATAGAAGAATTAGAATTAGATAACAAAACTATACAATCTATAGCATCAGACTTCAGAGAATATTTTGACAATGGAAAAGAAATATCATTCTATAAAAATTTAGCTTATTGCATTGGAATTACTGCTCATTCAACTTTTAGCTATAAAATATAAGCAACTGATACAAAACACTTACAGAGGTAAAACTTTATCGTACAAAGAATTAGCAGAACTATGTAATAGCAAAGCATATAGAGCTGTAGGAACTATAATGAGTAAGAACATTCTGCCAATATTGATACCTTGTCACAGAGTAGTTAAATCAGATAGAGGTTTAGGAAATTATGCATTTGGTGCAGAATGGAAGAAAGCTTTATTAGATATGGAGAAATCATGAACATATTTAAAAAACTAAATTCTATGAATGATTTGCATAGTTTCATATCTGAATGTTCTGTTCTATCTCTAAATAGAAAGCTTTTCATAGTTAAATATAGTTCTAGAACAAAACATAGCAGCGATTGGTTATCGAGTATATCTAAAAGCTTGCAAGATTTCTTTGCTTCACAGAAATTAGATGAAAGCTGTAGTTTCATATTAGTGCCAGAAGATTTAAATTTTGAACAGATGAATATTGAGCAAGCAAAAGTTTTGCATAAGAAATTGACAGAGTTTATAGAGCAAGAAGAAAATATAGTGAAATGAATAAGAAATGTGAAAAATGCAATAAAAATCTTCATCATCATACAATAGCAGCTGGTTTAAAAATATGCAAAAATTGTAGATTGAATAGCAGAGCTCGTTGCATATCATGCAATAAAATACTTCATTATCATACTGTATTAAAAAATATTGATATGTGTGTCGAATGCAGAGATGAAGATTTTAAAAAAGATATTAGCTGCATATCATGTGGAAAAGTACTTCCAAAAAGGACTATATCTAATGGTTTCGAAGAATGTAATAATTGCAGAAAACTTAAAAAATATTACTGCTCTAATTGTGGTGGAGAAACTACTGGCAGAAGCGATTTATGCAGAAGTTGCTCTGCATCAAAAAGCAAACAGCATATAGTTGAACATAATAAAAATATAAGATTAGATATTATAAAACAGTTGCTGACAGGACAGGAATTCGTTGATTATTTAATATGTCCAATATGCAGTAAAGTGAAACAGCAACTGACTAGACATATGATGACAAAACATAAATATATGAATGCTATTCATATAAGAAAAGATTATCCAAATATAATATTAGAATGCTCTAATGTTAAAGATAAAGTTAAGAATCATGGTGTTTTTTGTTCATTGTGCCCTGCACCTATTCATAAAGGTAATAAAAATGGAATATGTGAAAAATGTAGAAAAAACACTATAAAAGTAAAAAGCAGATATCCATACAATGGATATAATATGAGATCTTCATATGAAGTTAAACGAGCAATATTCTTAGATTCTAAAAATATAATATGGACTTATGAAGAAATAAAATATGATTTATTGACATGCAAATATATCCCTGATTTTCATATTTATGATGAAAATAATAATTTGATCAGAATAGAGGAAGTGAAATGCGAATATACTTTAAATAAATCGAGAGAAAAAATATCTAAATTTGTCGAACTATATCCTGAGCAATCTCAAATATATCATATAGTTTTTGGCGAATATCTAGATAGAGATTTAGATGAATATTATAAAGAAAGAGCTATAAAAATAAAAGAAAATATCTATAAGGATGAAGTATGAAAAAAACAGTACTTCATCATATAGGAGACTTAGGAATTGGCGGGACACAAGAGATGTTATTACTGCTATGTAAACACATGAATATTATTGATAAAGAGAGCAATTTTATTCATACAGTATTTTATCCTGCAGATAAAGACAGTTTAAGATTTGAACAATTTTCAAAAATATTGGGTAAAGATAGAGTATTTGCTTATGGATCAAGACCAGAGCTAGTTTATATAACGAGAGAGATTAAGCCTTTTATTACTCATAGATATTCTGCGGGCATTCCAGAGTTTCCATTTATAAAAGAAATTAAACAGCATTGCAAACATTTTATATCTACTTCAGTTTTTGGAAATCAAGATGAGACAATAGATATATCAAAAGTAATATATGTATCAAGCTGGATTAGAAATGCTGTAAATAAGCAAAATGATTCAAATCATTTAGTTGTAAGAAATCCAGTAGAAGATCCTTTGAATAATGAAAATTTAAGAAAAGAACTGAATATAGACGAAGATACTTTTGTCTTCGGTCATATTGGTCGACCAGATCCTCAGACTTTTGATAATCTAAATTTATTAGCTTACTCTAAAATAGAAACTGACAAAACTTGTTTTGTTATAATGGGAGTAGAAGAATATGCTAAAGAATCATTTGAAAAGCTAAATATTAAAAATTATAGATTGATAAATAAATCTATTGATACAGACAGAATAAATAGATTTTATAACACTCTAAATGTGATGACTCACTCAAGAAAAGATGGCGAATGTAATTCTTCAGCAATATGGAATGCTCAATCAAGAGGTAAACCAATAATAAGTCATTACGGATTACATTATCAAGGACATATAGAATGCATACAGAACTCAGGATTCGTGACAAAATATGGAGATGTAGATGAATATTCAAGAATAATGAAAGCATTTGCAGATAAAAAAGTAGATTATGAATATTTTAGTAATAATGCAAAATCACTTTGGAAAAATATGTGCTATGCACTAGATATGGGCAAAAAACAATTAGATATTTATAAAAGCTTGTCATAATTTATTATAAATTAATAGCAACAATTGGAGAACTGAGAAATGCTACAATTAGACACATACAGAGAATTAAGACTACAACTAGAAAATTTGCAAAATGCATTAGAAGAACACACAATTGAATATACTGAAAAAGAAAAAGAATTGCTATCAAAAATGGAAGATCTATATTTTGAAATGTCTTGGACTGAAAGAGATGAAATAGATGCAGAAAACAACAAAGAAGAATAAAGAAAATAGAACAGGCTTTATAGTTCCACAATTAAAAGAAAAAGTAAATCATCCATCACATTATAATGTAGGGAAAATTGAAACTATAGATTTTTTGGAAGATCAAAATTTTGGATTCCATCTGGGTAATGCTATAAAATATATATGTAGAGCAGCATATAAAGGATCAGAAACAGAAGATATAAATAAAGCTATATGGTGTCTAAATAGATATATAGAATTTAGGAATAAACAATGAAAAATATTCTAATAACTGGCTGTGCAGGTTTCGTCTATTCTCATTTAGCTAGAAGATTAGTGAATAATGGCAACTATAATGTGATAGGAATAGATGATCTTAGCTGTGGTTTTAAAAAGAATATAGAAGATTTGCAAGACAACCTTAATTTTCATTTTGCTGTCATAGATGCAAGAAATTATGACACTATATTTGAATATCTTGACTGTATATTACGCATAGATAAATTAGATGCAGTAGTATGTGGCCATGCACGAGGTGAATTAAATTTCTGTAATGATCATCCAGAAAAAGCTATAGATATAAATGTTAATGGTACAATTCAGATGCTAAAAATAGCTAAAGAGTTTGAATGTAAACACTTTTTCTTTGCAGATACAAGTGCTGAATATGATAGTATACCATATGTAGAAGCAAAAGAAGTTGTAGATATAGAGTCAAGGACAGTATATAATTATGGTTCTACATATCCCTCTAATGAAAATCAAGCACCTAATACATCTACTCCAATGGGTTATTATGCTATAACTAAAATGGCAGCATCACAATTTGTCAGGTCTATGAGCAAAGATTTTGGATTTGGATCTACTTTATTCAGATTATTCAATGTCTGCGGCAAGTCTCAGAACATCTTGCGTGATGTCCCTCCTGTAATGGGCGCATTTGCATCAAAAATGCTGAATGATGAAAACCCAATAATCTATGGGGATCGCTGTAGAAGAAGAGATTACATTCATATAGATGATGTTGTAGATTTACACATGCTAGCTTTGGAAAAAAGAATATGTATGAAAGATTCAGAAACATTTAATGTGGGCACTAACAAAAATTACAGTGTGTATGAAATATACAGATTAGTAGCAAAATATGTCACTGGTAAAGATGATGAATTACTGTGGCCTAATATAGATTATTTACCGGACGTTGTGAAACAAGCGCAAATAACTTTAGCAGATATTACAAAAACAAGTAAATATTTTGATTGGCACCATAAAAAGAATATCAACGATATGATAAAAGATACAGTAGAATCTATAAGGAGTAAACAATGAAAGTAGCATTAATGGGTACTTGTACAGATAGCAAATGGAGAAATAAATTAATCAGTTAAAAATTGATTATTTTAATCCTGTAGTAGAAGATTGGATTCCAGAATGTCAAGCAGAAGAAATTAAA